CACCGGCCATTTCTGACTGGTGGTATCATTTTTTTTGCTTCACTTCTTCTGACAATCTCTTAAAGATATCTTTGCACTGATGCTCAAAAGCCTCTTTCTCTTCCTTGGCATACTCCCTTGGATGAAGGAACGCTTCCCTTTTTTCACGAGTCATGCTTTTCTTTTCATCCTCAGAAAATCTCACATACTCCAAATCGGTTCTCAGCAAAAAGCATTCATGCGGAGATAACTCTTCTTTCCTATGTTCCTGCTCCTCTCTGGGCAACAGCAACCACTCGCGCGCCGTCAATGCCATCACTCCACCTCCTCCAAAAGAATGTAATATTTATCGTCTTGTTTCACTTTATTTAGTACCTTAAATTTACTCATAACAGGATAAAGCACTTCTTTTTCCATATCGTTCATGTCACCTAAATCTTTGGCTTTTTTAGCATTTTGAATATAAATCTGCACTTTGGCAGCCTCATCATAAAATCCCTCTTTTGTTGCAGATAAATATTGGCTTGGTATATATTCCTCACCTATTTTCATTTTGTTATAAAAATTCTTTGCCTCTATATCATGAATAAAAATAAGCGATCGGTTTAAATCACCCTCATAATATGGTAATTTTTCTAATGCTTTATCTAATTTTATTATCCAATCTTTTTCCGATTCTGTCAATGCCTCATGACGACGTAATTTATCATTTAACACATATGAATCAGGACTGACATAACGTATAATAGCACCCTTTTCGTCTTGTGTAAGTTCCGCTATCTGTTGTGACCATATCTTCTCTTTACGCTTGTAATCTTCCCGATTATCACCATCTAACGAAAATCTTGCCAACCTGCTATATTTTGCCTTCTGCCTTGCCACATACTGTTGCCTGGCCTCCTGCCTGCTCTGCTTCTCAATATCTGCCAGCTCCTGCCTGCTGAACTTATCATCCGGGGGAGTGCTGATGCCTGGAAAGTATGTAGTATGGCTATCCTTGCACCGTGGATGATATAGTCCTGCAGATATGGCAGAGCTCATGAGAGGATAATCCCCATCTGCCTTGCTCCCGCCGCTCCAGACATCATCAATCAGCACCTTACCCACAAAAGGCAGGCACTTAGGACATGGATTCCCGCGCTTGTTCATGATGACAAGATGCAGGCCCCACTCCTGCCGTTTCTGGCCCTCTCCCTGCAGGTATGCCCGCTTACTGGCCGTCCTGATTGCCATATCAGCATAATCAGACAATGTGTGCCTGGCTCCATTGGCATACTCAACGCAATTAAGACCTGCAGACAGCATATCCTTTGTGGCCATATCCACAGCCTTTTCGTAGGTGCCAGCGCCGGTATTGGCATACACCTGGGCATTATAGATAATCTTACGATACTGGTCATTTGCCATACGCAAGACTGCCGTTTCGGCTTTCTGCATATCATCCGTGGTGGCTTTTATAAGGGCATCCAGTTTCCGGTCATTGATTTTAAAGAACTCAGCCGTTGCTCCCTTACTGATTTTCTTAGCGGGCAGACCTTTCTTTATAGCCCTCAATATTGCCTTTTCTTGGTCCATACCGCCTTGCTGATGAGCAGCATAGATCAGGGATTCGATTTCTTTGTTAATGTCTTTAAACTGCCCCTTAAACCGCTTCTGATTATCCTTCTTGTAATTTTCCAGGGACTTAAGCTGCAAAGCCTGCCACTGTTCCCAGTGCATTCCCTCCGCATCCTCCCATGCACGATGACGCTTCATATTGCGGACCATTGAGGCCATTAGCTCCTCCTCAATCGCCTGGAAGGCTTTACCGATGTCGTACTCATCATTAATCTTTCTTGCCATTGGCCATCACCTTAAATCCCTGCGTCCTAAACTGCCTTGTCAACGCCTTAAGTTGTGTGGTGCTCTTACAGTGATCATGTCTAAGCTCCGCATAATCAGATTCTTCCAGGGCGTATATTCCCAGGGGCACCTGCTCCCTGACCATTTCCAGCAGTCCCTGATACTCCTTCCTGGTCATCCGGTATATTCTGGCTCCGATTTTCACCTTCAATCACGTTCACCCCTTCCAGATTCAGTGCTGGCTCTTCTACTTCAGAAATTCCTTGTTCCGCTTTTAGCCGGGCTATTTCCTCTTGCTTACAATGCTCGTCCAGTGTATCCCCGTAGAGTTCTTCCACGCACCTTTCAATGCTCATGATTCCCTGTGTCTTAGCTTTTCCGACTGTTTCCACCTGGCTCTCAAAACTTGGATTTGCATATTCGCCAAATGGGATGTTCACATTTACATCTTCTACACCCTCGCGCATCAGAAGGTGATAGGCATTAACGCAGGCTGCCACCACATCCGGCAGGGTTTCCTGCAGCGCACCTACAATGGCGTTACGGGTGTAGAGCGTGGCCTTTTCCTTTTCACGCTGCGCCTCGGCGTTGTCCAGCTTTTTTACGTCAATACCCAATGTACTGGGGCTGATAATCCCCTGTAGGCAGAGATCCAGAGCTGTGACATAGCTTGCAAGATAACTCTCATGGGGGATGATTGGTTGATCTGTATTGATCACATTTTGCTGCTTGTCACGCATATCTCCGTCAGCGGCAAAATACCGGTTGTCAAACCTATTCGGTCTGATGAGCTGCCCCGTCTCTGGATCGTGTGGCACCAGACATTCCGGGATATAAGTTTTCGCCCTGCCGGCTCTGAGCGCATCCATCCACTGTGACCATACCTCGTCAAATGCATCAAAGCTATCAAGTTTCCCATCAAAAATAGAGCCTCCCCGGCCTTCATATTTCGCTGATTCATAGATTTGCAGGGGCACCGCTAGAATGATATTCTCGTCAAACTTCCAGTCCGCCAGGTTGGCTGTAGCCGGGATTGACTTGATATCAACCAGCTTATCATGCAGGTACAACTCATTGATAATGTATCCGTATCCATAACGCTCATTGAGGACATACATCCTGCCTTGGTCCTTGTAAGGAGTTTTAAATATCACCTCACTTATCCTGTCCCGGCGTCTGACTATCTCTATCTGTTCTCCCGGATACCATTCCAAGATAGGATACTCACTTACCTGTGTGTCTATCGTGACTTTAAAAGCCCCGTCCCCGATGTACAGCACTTCTTTCAGGGCCTTTTCCATTTTCTTTGTAAATTTATTGTCCGCTTCTATTTCCTTCCAGAGCCGTTCCTGCTTGGCGTCCTCGAACTCAAAATCATTCATATCCGCCAGCACAACCGAGGATAGTATGCGCACGATCAGTCCCGGCAATCCGGTATGGATCTTACGCATTTCCATCCCAGGGCTGCACTTACATGCCCAGAACTTAAACTTGTCCGCATACTCTGGATTCTGCTGGTGCATCTGCTCCAGCTCATTGCTATCTCCCCTGTACCAAATCCGGTTTCGGATAGCATTTGTCTCAAAGTCAAGGACCTCATTTATTTGGATGCTGTGTGGGTTTGCCGGCACCACATTCAGCCAGCTTCTGAGGCCGCGCTTAATGCTTTCATTCAATTTTTGTGTCCACCTCATTTCTTTGCCTCCTATTGTTATTTCTTGATAAAACTCCTATAATCTAAGTACAGGCCTGCACGCCGAGTACAAAGGAAAGGAGAAAATCATATGCGAAGATATACAATGCCTTTTAATGGCAATCGCTATGTCTTAAATAGAGCCACCGGCGAAATTCATGATTTGGACAATGAAATGCCCAATTGTCAGATTGATGAAATCAAACCTGAAAACATAATAAACTGCGCTAGTTATGAAGATGCCGCGCTAAGAGCGGCCTTTTTGTCAGTCAGGGGCGCAAATGGTTGTTATTACTGCAACCCATCTAAAGACAATGGATAATTGCCGGATTCAGCTACAGACCTCAATGTTTGTAGCTGTTCTTCTGATAACTCTGTTGCCAAAAACTCCGTAATATCGTCTGCATTCTTTTTATCATTCAATATGTCGCAAATCAGAGTTGAAAACTCCCTTACTCCTGTAACTGATTTAAGTGCTTCAAATCTTGTCATCTTTCTGCCTCCTCGAATCCAATCATGTCTCTGTACGGAATCCATGCATACTGGTTAGCATTGATCGTATGGTCATTCCGGTCTTCTGGCGCATCCTTTTCATCATCCCACGAATACCGCTCCAATTCGCTCAGGTGCTCTGGACAGGTATCTACGACATAATAGCTGCCCTGCTGTATCCACCCCAATTGCAGATTGATGCGGTCAATGATCACAACGCTTTTGTAGCTGTCTACGAAATTGTAAAGGCAGCCATACAGACGCTTAAATTTACGCAGCTCCGTGATGGTTGCCTGGTCCGCACAATCGACGAAAACATTTTTTGCGAATCCCCAATCATCTTTACATTGATTGAGGAATCCAATGAAGCGGATAGCTGTATCACTGGGGGCCAGTGGCACATCCAGATTGGCATTGTTATACACCTTCTCAGCAAGGGTATATAATACTCTGTCCTCTGTAATGCCCTGGAATATCATTGCTATGGTATCTGGACTCTTGCTGGAGTAGGATGTATCCAGCCCTGCCGTAAACTTCCTGAATTTTATCTTTCCTGCCTTGATCTGCTGTTTTAGCCATGTAGCAGTAACTACATGCTTCTTGCGGTCGAAGTTCGGGAATATCAGACCAGTCGCCTTACCACGCAGACCCTGGATTTTGTTCTTCCAGATTTTGGTGCCCTTCGGCGTATTGGCCATAATCCTGTCCAGCATTGTTTTTGGTAACCCTGCGTTATCAGCAAAAGAAAAGAACCAATGTACCCAACCGGGTTTTGGTTCTTCTTTTAGATCGTCTTTAATTTCCTGTGGGGTATCATCCCCCCACTCAGGGAGCGGCCTGGAACAGTTGATATACTCCTTGTACACATCCAGTCCGGGGTCATCCGGATTAAGTGTTGCCATCAGATAATCAGACCTCATGGCAGCCTCACGGACAAACTCAATATCCGCCGTGTTAATCTCATCAATGTACAGACAGCCGTACTGTCCGCCCAGAGCATCTTTCCACTTGCTCTTGTTGCCGTAACCAACGACAAATACTATTTTGTCTCCAGCAGACGTGTGAAACAGGAGATGCGGCATCTTATACTCACCGGATCCGTTGCCCTTGTATTCCACCAATACCCCGAAATCATCCAGGATTCCAAGGTCTTTCTGGATAATATTCTTCTCGGCTGCTCCTGTATCGTCTGCTGCAAGGATATGGAGTTTTTTAGGCGATTCCGCCACTTTCAGCATAAATTTAAACAATCCTACTGTAGTTTTGCCCGCAGCCGTTGTGCCCTCCAGGAACTCCACAGGGGCGTTACATTTCAGGAATGCCTTATACTTCTCTGATAATACCAGTCTTTCATCACTCATTATCCATCACCACGCATCTGCTGGATCAGGTCGTCCAGCTTTGTCTTCTCGGTATCCAGACTTCCGGAGATGTTGGTATCCTGCTTTGTGGTATAGCCGTATTTGCTCATCCACAAGCCGGCCAACTGAGACGGAATCATCTGTAGCTCAAATTTCTTGCGGGCATCTACTTCGCATTCCTCCCTCATGCGCGTGACGATGTCAGTATATTTTTTCTTCTCTGCATAATTGCTGTAGAACTGTTGTCGTGAAATCCCTGCAAATGCGCAAAATCCTTCGATTGTATATGTGATACTACGACGCAACTCCTTACTGACAAACTCGCTGTTCTTTGAAGAGAAGTCATGGGTAAGAACCATCTGATTGTCACAATCCTCTTTGTACATTTCCCATTTCTCTTGCAGTTCTTCCGGGCTGCTAAACCGTAATTTTCTTCCCATGATTTCACCTCACTTTCTGCACGCAAAAGAGCCTACCCGATAGGCGGCTCCCACTCGTTGTTAATCTATATCTATCTTATTCAAAACATATTCATATTCTGCCTGCGGAATGCATACAAAATCGCTATTTACGCCTCTCAAAACTTTATCTCCATTCCGCATCATCATTTCTCTTACACATGCCAAAGGGGCCTGCTCGCTTTTAAGTGTAGAGGGTACCCCCATTGGACCGCGCGGATCTCCCTCACTTGGCCTGCACAATGCTGCCAGCTCTGTGCTCATATCTACCAGGCATTCTTCTGTTCTTCCATATTTTCTTACAAACATGTTTTGCCTCCCTCTATGTCAAACCGCACGCAAAAACACCCAGCCAGCATATCGCTAACCAGGTGCCTCTGTTTCTTTTTTTCTGCCTTTCGGCGAAGCGGACGCATCCGGAATCGAACCGGAACCCAGGGCGCGACCCTGCCCATCTTCCATTGATGGTATGCTCCACACATTGCACCGCCGTAACGGTGCCGTTATCCCACACCCGGGACATGCGGTTTAAAGTATATGCACTGCAAACTTACCCCGGACACCAGGGAATCTTATGCTCTCTATAAACTGCTTGCACTTCCAGAGCACTACCCGTAATTGCCGGACTACTGCAATCACCGGCTAGTCTCATCTATTACGGATAAAGTTTTTTACAGCTTTATAGCATTGCAGGACTTCAAGCTGTGCAGAAATATGTTTTTCCGCTTTTGGTATCAGAACCCCCTCACAACTCCACCCAGGGACGTCTCCCATGTTCTTTACTCCGCGCCCGTTTTCTGGCCGTTGGTACCATGACAATGATACGGACGTTTTGCTTTTTATTTTTCGCTGGCAAGCCCCACATGCGTCACCAGCGGAGAGGTTGTAGTTAATCGGTTCCCCCGGCGGAGGGTTCACCTCACTCATAAAAATATATCAAGGAGTGACGGTTTTTGTGGCTTTATCCTCAAGGCACCGCCTGGCCTGATTCGGCTACCAGGCTATGACCCCTGGCAGCCGTAACAAACGGAGGATAGTCAACATCCACGTGAGCCGTTTGCTTTCGCCCACTGGCTCTATTGTTATTATATATATGTTTTTTATGCGTGCTATGCGTTTTTAAGGAAATCATCAATCTTTCGGCTTATTCTGCTCTGGTCAAGATGGACTCTCTTTGCAATCTTAGTTTGGGTGGGCTTCTTATCTCCCTCAGTATAATACAACTTGAAGATTCTCCTGGTCACGCTATCCCGAATATTTTCCACGAAGTCCTCCACCGCTTTGCACTCCTGCTCCAGCCTTTCCTTCCGCCGCATATCCCGATTCTGAAGCCGTTCATATCGTTCCTGGTCAAAACCAGCCACCCCTTCTGGTATCGGATACCCTTTCTTGTAATTCAGGATCGTGTCAACACTTATCATAGATTCGCTTTTCCAGCGATTCCTCAGGATATAGTCCAGCTCTTTTATTTCTTGCTTTTTACTCCTGTATGATATCAGCATTTCTTTTGTCATCCTCATTGCGCTCACCTCCCGTACCAGTACCGTTTCCCGCTCTTCCGGTCCTCCAGCTCTACACTTTTAATCCTCAATCCCACCATCCCCGCAACCAGCTTGAGTGTATGTACCACGTCCATGATGTGTTTGGGCAGCCTGTCCGCCTCATAGATTGCTTTGCCGGCCGTGTTATCTGTATATCCTTCACCGTTTTTCATACTCTCTCCTTCCAGCTCCTACATGTTTCACACCGCTGTTTACTGCTGACTAGAATCCCTTTTATCAATGCTGCCCTTGGGCATCCAGGACCAACTAATACGGCAACTTTTCCCACCTTCTGACTATGTATACAGGTTTTATATTTTGGTTCATTCATGGATCGTCCTCCATCTTAATATCATCATTCTCTTCTTCGCTTTGATTTCCTGCTTTTTATGCTGCTTATGCCAGCGCCGCCGCCAGCCATCCAGGTAGCGCTGGAGGTCTGTGATCCTCCGCTCTCTGTCATCCATCATTTGGTATATTCCTCCGCTAACCGCTCATATTCAATCCGTCCAATTTCTCTAACTTCACAGTTGAAACATTCCTCGAACTTGTCTGATGGTGCTTTTTCAGCCGGACTACCGTCCACTATTGACAACTGAGCTACTTGCCGTTTTCCAATTAACTCAAAATATCTCCTCATGATTTTTCCTCCCGCCTGATTGCTGGTAATGCCTGCTCGTAGGTAGGGTCCGGGCAGCCTGATTTGTTTTTTATCATCTATCTTTCTCCTTTCTAGGTATTCCAAAACTGTCATTTTTCCACGTCCTTATGTCCTCCCAGAAATTTTCTATGGTTTTGAACCGGTATCCGCAACTCTGGCACTGCCTCCGCCTCAATTCTGCAAAACCGTCTAAGCTCTCCTCTGTATCCGTTACCTGCGTTTTGCCGCCGCATTTTTTACACTTCATGATTCGCATTTCATAAAATCGTAAGTGCTGCCAACATCCCAATCGCTACGCCAGCTCCTATCCATATACCAACATTTAAATATGCCACTGATTCCTTTATGTATTCTTTAATTACTTTTTTCATGATATACCTCCATTGTCACCTCTAAATTTAATTGTCGGTACTGGCTCCCAGCTTTGGCATACAGCCCAATCAATGCCCCCCGACTGGCATCCGCATATGGCGCGGCACTCCCGTTGCGTTCCGGCGCGTTATCTGCTCACCCTCTTTTTTATTGCCTATCTGGTTTTTGCTCCAGAGATTTTTTTACAAGGTCCCTCGTTCATCCTTGCCCCGTATTGCCGATAGGGCAGCATTTAACTTTATTTCCCTGTACGCTCTCATATAATTTCGCATATACCACCGTTCGCAATCTTTACAATAGCTGTTCCGGCGGTTCCGCTTTTTCATCAGCCGGAACTCTGTCTCCTCTTTTTTGGCTCGACATATGCTACATATCCTCATCTTGTTAATCCTCATTACCGTTTTTAAGCAACCATTGGAAAACCAGACGGTTTACCATATGCGTAAATCCTATAAGGTCCATATCATCATCACCAGTTATAAAAGTATACAAGAGATGTACTGCTATAATCATTGCGGTAAAGTCATCTGTAAGGTTCTCCTCTTTCAGTTCTATTTTGGGCATTTCCGTGCCTTCTCTTTCATCTACATCTAAATATAAGTCTCTCAATGCTGTCACAAACTTTTCTATTCTTTTATCAAATTCATTTTTGTTCATTTTTATTTTCCTTTTACAATTCTTTTATCTTTTCACCACAGTTTCATCACATTTTCCCGGTATAGTAATACTCAACAAAGGGCAATAACCTTTTTCATATAGACTTTTCTTTTTCATACTGCCGGGCCTGCTGACCCGGCCCTCCTACTTTTATAAGCTATCATCCACTTGTACATAGTCTTTATTTATGTGTACTGTCTCTGGCCTGTAGGTAATCCGATATGGTAAGTTGGCCGTTCATGGCTGCTCCTCTTGGTAAACCTCAAATGTTTCAACTCTTTCTACAATTCTTCTTCCCCTGCAACTGGGGTTTAGGGCTAATTTATTGTATATTCCCTTGGCGTCGCTGAACGGCATCCACCCCGCAAATAGAGTCCATTCTTCATTGCCACTTCGTTTCCAAAATACCCCATAGCTAATTTTGTCATCCAATGCTTTCTGATTGTTCATGGCTCTTCCTTCTCCACTATGTATTCAAGGTCTTCTCCTATCCTGTTGCACATGACCACTTTCCATCCATTATTAAGTAACTCTGACAGATATTTCATTTTCTCTCCATCATACCAGTATCCTTTTCTGACTGGTGCGGTTCTAACAACTTTCTGCATGGTTTTCCTCCTCATATTCTGGTAGTTCCATCCATGCTGCGCAATTCTCCTGCCACCATTTTTTTCCCATACCGTATGTGGAATCAACAGTACCACTATATATCGTCAATCCTTTGTGGTATTTATCACTATCATATTTGCAAACTGTTATATACGCCTTTATATCATCCTCAGTCTTTGGTTCCGGTGGCAGGTCCCCATCTGCTACTCTATGCCAACTTCCGGCGGTTGGCTGCATCTCTATCAATTTGCATAGTGCACAACACTTACCAGCAGGAAGATTATCCTTAATTGCAATGGCCGCCACCTGCTCCTTAAATGCATCCGCATCTATTAATCTCATTTATCCAGTTCCTCCTTAATGGCTCTTTCTGCATCCTCCCATTAAAGTCCTCATCCTCGGGATTTTTTATTTTTTCCATGTCTATACCTCCGCTTAAAACAGGCTTAACTGCCCGTCAATCTCATGTTCTGGTTCTTCCGGCGCCACCACCCCCGGCAGGTGATCCAGCCCGAAGAACTTACATGCTACCCAACTCGGCTGCCAGTGCTTAGTACCCCCGGCCTCCTGGTATAGTTTGCAGTCGTAATGCTTCCCGATGCTGTTCAGGTTCGG